ATTACCAGAAAGGCAACAAGCCGTGGTACAGATATGCACTCTCTTGCTGAAAGTTACCTGAAGAACGAAGAACTCCCTTCCGTTCAACCATTGTCAGAGTATTTGTTTAAGCAAGCAAAACCATATTTGAATAAGATTGACAATATCCACGCTTTGGAAGACAGTCTTTACAGTCTTCACTTGGGTATTGCTGGCACCGTTGACTGCATTGCAGAATATGATGGTGAGTTGGCAGTCATTGACTTTAAGACAGCAGCAAAACCCAAACCCAAAGAGTGGATTGAAAATTATTTTGTACAGGCAGCAGCATATGCCTGTATGTTCTACGAGTTGACAGATATTCTTGTCAAGAAGTTTGTTATCCTTATGTCATGCGAAAATGGCGAGGTTGTAGAGTATGTCATTAGAGGTGAAGAAAAGGTAGAATATATCAAGTTACTTGCAAGATATGTCCAAAACTTTGTAGAACACAAACTAAACGAATATGGAACAGGAACTAAAAAAAGTCTTTGATCAAAAGTTTCTTACTGCCACTACCTTCGCAATGGAAATTGAGAGGATTGTGCAAAGAGAAGAAGACATGAACTACATAGATGCAATTGTTCATTTCTGTGAAGAAAATGGTATTGAAGTAGAGTCAGTGTCTAAGATCATTTCAAAACCACTGAAAGAAAAGATTAAGTGTGATGCACTTAAACTAAATTTTATGAAGAAAACATCGAGAGCTCGTTTACCCATTGATTAACAATGTATTTTACTGGTCCTCAAGGCATGGAAATGCCTTCTCAAATTCTCAGAGTTGCTGGTGCCCAAATTCCAGTAGGCACCAATATTCAAGTAAATAAAGTTGAGATTCTCAAAGCCCTTGATTGGGCAAAAGAAAATGAAGTTGATCATCTCCTGACCCCAGAGTGTGCTCTCTCTGGATATCTTGGTGGTTGGGAAGATAAAATAGAAGAGATTAAAGATGCACTCAAAGAAATTGAAGAACATCAAAAAAAGTGTAATCTTTACCTTCATCTTGGCACAAACTTTGAAGAGCCAGAATCTAAGGGTCTTATTCGTCGGAATGAGATTAGACACTACCACAGGGAAGGTCATATCGTTGGTGCCACTTTCAAAACTTTTGTTTTGAATGATATGGAGCATGTTCTTGGAAGAGATCATGACCGTGATCCAGTTGTTGTCGTTGAACTATTGGAAAGGGGACCAGATAGGTATTATGTGCCTGCTGCGGCAGCGTTAATTTGCAATGACCTCTGGGGTCATGGTGAGGCAAAAGAACCACCCATTACTAATAAGATTAAAGAAATGGGTCTTGATCTTATGTTCCATGCCACCAATGGTAGAAAGATGGAACTAGATGATCCTCAAATGATTGTCTTTGATTCTTGGCACGATGCATTCTTTAGAATGACTTCCATGAATACCCTGATTCCTATTCTCACTGTCGATTCTTGTACTGATTGGAGATGGGATGGTGATGAAGATGAGGTAACTCATTATCACACCTCTAGTCAAAGTGGATTTATCGACTATAATGGATGGCAGACAGATGTTCCTCGTGTTGGTCGTCAGTATTTCTACTATGATCATGATGTAACTATGTCCCCGTATGAAAAGTTCCAGTATATGATGCAACTTCGTGAACAAGAACAAGCTTCCAGTGACTCCGTTTGATTGCTATCAAACATATTTGTCATTGAAAAACCACTTTACGAAAGATAAGTATGACTTCTTTCAGTATGGTGGTCGGACTAGGGCATCTGTCTCTGCGTTCAACAAACGTAAGGACAAATACTGGTTCGAAAAATTGTCCAGACAGAAAAAAGATGAAGAAGTTCGTAATTACTTCATCGCAAACTTTTGCTCATCCGATTCCCCAGAAAAGATATGGATTGGTGGTCTAATCAAAGAAGGAGAAACAGAATATCAAAATTGGCTCAAGAGGACTCAGAGTTTGACCTACTTGTTCACAGAGCAAAGCAACGAATTATTCTTGGACAAAAAATTAGAGGATGTTTTCGATTGTTCGAAAGGTCACCCGATTCTGTTAAAAAAGGATCTTGGTGGATAAATTTCACTAGAAACTCTGGTAATCTATGATAAAATATTTGAGTTCAGACAAAAGTTTGATAAACAATTGAATGATCCCATTTGGGGTTCGGTTTCCCTCAAGTTAAAGAAGTATCAACCCTTTCTAAATATCGATGTGCAGAAGCACAAACAAATCCTGAGGAGTATAATCTGTGAGTGAGTTTTTTAAATCTGATGTAGTTCGTGCCGAACTCGCAGAGATCAATAGACTTCAGGAAGACATTTATCAAAACATGGCTTCCTTTGATAGTCTTAGTCACTGTGAAAAATTGAATAATCTGAAACTTCTTGAGGAACTAGTTGAAAAGCAACAGATTATGTGGACTCGTCTTTCCCTTGCGGGTGACGATCCAGATGCTGTGCAGATGAAGGAACAGATCCAAGCATCTGCTATAATGATGGGGTTCCCAAAGAACACAGATGTCGGTGTCTTGTTCACTAATATGAAGAGGACACTTGAAGAAGTTCGTAGTCGTGTTGACAAAGACTCCTCAGCATCCTAAAATACACAAGTACAAAGGCCAAATCTAATGTCATTCGCAAATCTCAAAAAGCAGTCCTCTCTGGGTTCCCTCACTAACAAACTGGTGAAGGAAGTGGAGAAGATGAACAGCAATGGTGGTTCTGGAGATGATCGTCTCTGGAAGCCCGAGGTAGATAAAGCAGGTAACGGGTATGCTGTCGTCCGTTTCCTTCCTGCTCCCGAAGGGGAAGACCTGCCTTGGGCAAAGATGTACACCCATGCCTTTCAAGGTCCTGGTGGTTGGTACATCGAGAACTCTCTGACTACTCTTGGTCAGAAAGATCCTGTGTCGGAACTGAACTCCCAGCTGTGGAACAGTGGTGTTGACTCTGACAAGGAAGTTGCCCGTAAGCAGAAACGCAAACTCTCTTACTATGCTAACATCTACGTCGTGAAGGATCCTTCGAATCCTCACAACGAAGGTCGTGTGTTCCTCTACAAGTTTGGTAAGAAGATCTTCGACAAGATCATGTCTTCCATGCAACCTGAGTTTGAAGACGAAGATCCCATCAACCCCTTCGACTTCTGGCAGGGTGCTGACTTCAAGATCAAGATCAAGAAGGTCGCAGGTTACTGGAACTATGATTCCAGTGAGTTTGCCAGTCCTGGCACTTTGGGTGATCTGGATGACTCTGAACTGGAAGAGCTCTGGAAGAAAGAGTATTCCCTTGCAGAACTCACTGCTGCAGACCAGTTCAAGTCTTACGATGATCTGAAGAAGCGTCTGGACTATGTTCTCGGCAACACTCCTTCCCGTCGTTCTGTTGCTGAGGAAGTTGAGAATGAGGATGATGATCGTGGTTCCTACACTCCCGACTTCGGTTCCCGTTCGAAACCAGTTCCCCAAGACCTGAAGGACGAACTGAGTTCCTTGAGTTCCTCTTCCTCTACTGATGAAGAAGACGATACTCTGAGTTACTTCCAGAAGTTGGCAGAGTTCTGATCACTGATCCCCCTGAGAAATCAGGGGGATTTTTTATTGATGTTTTCTGTTGTTTTCAAGAAAGTATTAATGTATTGAGAAGAATCTGGTTTATATTCAAGAATACTTGCTAGTTCTGAAACGACTTTTTGTTTATAACTTGGCTTGATTAGATTGATTTCTCTGTTATTTTCATTTCTTTCATATTCATATTCATAATTGGTGATCCCCTGTACGGGGTTCATAGTTACCAATGGATTCGTTGGATTTGGAATGGTAAAGGATTGATCTACGATCTGTCCAGCAGGAAGAATTAGACGACCGTTAGCATCTTTAACCTCTGTGGTTCTATAGTGTTTAATTGCAGAAAACTCTACACCATATTTGTTTTCTGCATACTCATAAAGTTCCTGACTAGAAAGAGGCCATTCGTGCCTTTGATTGATAATACCAGCACTAAAGATAACTAACCAGTCAAAGCTTGAATTGCCATAGACTTTTTGTGCAACGTTGTCTGGTCTTTCACCTTCTTCAATGATATACTTATCAAACAAATATGCGGTGTCTAAGATATTCGCACCGTCAACTAATTTTACTCTACGGAATAAATTTTTAGCAGTGACTCTAGCATCATTATTAGGTTTATCAAGTGGTGATAAGTATTCAATATTTGGTAGAAATTTAAAGTAAGCCATTAGAATCCAACACCTCCTCTACCGAACTCTGAATCGTAATCCTCATTATAAACAGGTGTCAATTCAGTGAATGCCAATTGCATGGTTATAACAACTGGTGTTCCGTCATCATATGATACATATCCTTCACCAGCACCATTATATTGAACTTCACATTGTGTCATTGCACAGAACTTAAATTTGTTAAGGAACGGGTGTTCTTTGTTTCCAGACATGTATCTGATTTTGAAAACGTCTGGTGACTGCAAAAATCCACCAAAAAGTTGATCTTTTCCAAAGGCATCAATATTGGACCTTTGAGACATTGCCTGCTTGAAAGTTCGAATAATTTGCTTTACTTCCTCTGCTTCTCTAGGGTTTCTGGGAACAAAGGTATACATAAATCCAAATTTTCTTAAGGAAGGTCCATTAAACAGAAACTCCATATTTGGATTGACGATGACTCCTCTGTTTCTTGCCAGAAACTCGTTAAAACTAACATTGGCTCCAGGAATCATATTGATTGCCATGTTAGTTAGAAAATCTTGACCCAGATTTACTAATCCACCAGCATTACCAGCTATTCCTTTGGCAGCATTCTGTATCGCTGTAAGACCTTCTCTAAGGTAATCCATCGGGTTTAGAGATCCAGATGGATTTGCCATTAATGAATTAACGAATCCTCCTGCCATTTGAGCTACGGCATTCATCTTCCCATCATTCCAAGAGGCATTATTTGAATCACCTATTTTTGCTGGGATTGGTAATTGAATAAATGCAAGTGTTTTTTCTTTCGATCTTTTTCTATTTGATACCTCACTATTATTTGCTCCCCCTGTGAACACAGCTCCAATTTTAACTGAATTTACTGCATCACCACCTTGAAGACCAATTCCAGGTGGGGTGTATTTTACCACCTGAATTTGCATGTAATCACTGGTCTCGGTTAGAGTATCTGTGGGATATCTAAAATTTTTAACTTTACTTTTCTTTTTGTTAGTCTCTGCTGCCTTTTCAGTTTCAGTTGAAGCTGGCTTATTCGTCTGAGCTTCTCCAGCTAGTCTCTGCGTTCTTTCTCTTGGAGTTTCACCTAAATTTGGGTCTCTTGCCATGACCTTTTTACCTATTTATCTTGAAATTTCCATAACCAAGAGCACGAACACTATCCATCTCTTCGGGATAGACTTCGTATAGTTGACCTTGAACTTCTTCAAAGGTATAGTTTCTCATCTTTCCCCAATGAAAGTTGAGACCTTTCCAACCCCAAGGTGTAATCTCCATACATGCGATGAGAGGAAACTCATCATATTCAATGTTGGGTGTTTTGGGAGAATAAACATAAGTATAGAACTTGCCGACTTCAGGAATCCATGATTTTATATCTAGGATTTCTAGAAGTGCCATCATAATGTCATCATTCTTTTCTAATCCAATGAAGTTATCTTCATATTGTTGAATCCTGTTCATACCCTTAGATCATCTTCGGTTAGAATCTTGAACTCATAACGACGATCTTCACAATACTCTTTTGCCGCTTCCCATTTTGCTTGATTCTTGGCATACTCAGTCACTTCATAGATATACTTTTTGGTCTTTCTTGATTGGACTTTAGGTGCCTCACAAAACCGTTTAGGTTTGATTTCAATGATAGACCGTCTAATAGTTCCCTTACTATCACGATACTTGATAAAGAAGTCTGGGAAGTATCTATGCCATTTGTTATCAAGAGGGGACTTGTAGGGAATCACCAGTTCTTCACTTCCCCATTCTAAAATCTTCTCATTTGTATCACAGTAAACCATGAACTTACGTTCCCATAAACTGCGATAAATAATGTTACGATGATCCCCTTTATATTTTTCTATATTGGTAGGTTTATATTTACCACTATACGACATGATATTATTAAAAAGTCCCAGAGGTATTTATTGTGTCATTTAGAGAGAACATAAAACCAAAAACCACAGATGATCTCATTGCAAACTTTGCCAGAGTAGCTCAGACCTCTCACTACAAAATTAGCTTTGAGGGAATTGAAAAACTCTCGCAGTTATCAACATATTTGGCACAACGTGGCGTATCTGCAGACTTTGTTAGAAGGGACTTAGGTGAACATTGTCGTGCCGCACAAATTCCTGGCACACAAATTGCTTCTGCACCTGCCAGAGATCAATTTCCAGGAGTAACCGAAAACTTTGCTTACAGGAGACAGTTTCAACCTGTAACAATGCGTTTTTATGTTGACTATGAATATAGAGTTCAGAAGTTTTTTGAACTCTGGCAAGAGTTTATTTTAAGTGGATCAAATACTAGCGATGGACTTGACTTTGATCAAAAGAATTACTATTATAGAGTTAAGTATCCAGATACCTATAAGTGTGATAGATTAAGACTGATCAAATATGATAGAGATCACAATAATGGTATTGAATATAATTTCTTAGGTGCATATCCAAAAAACGTTGCATCTACTCAGGTTTCTTATGATGCGTCTAGAGTATTAGAAGTGACTGTCACATTTGAGTATGATCGATATATTTTTGGTGCGATGGATAGTTATTCCAAGTCACTGAGACAGGCTTTCAATCAAAGAAGTGACTTTATTACCTTTCAAAAACCCGAATAAATAAAAAAATAAAGCTTTGAGTTTGTTATGACACTGCCAAAGATTAATGCTCCTACATATGAGTTGACTTTACCCTCATCTGATAGGAAGATAAAATATAGACCTTTCTTGGTCAAGGAAGAGAAACTTCTCATCATTGCGATGGAGAGTGAAAATTTAAAAGAAATTGCCACAGCAGTTAAACAGGTAATTTCAAACTGTATCTTGACAAGAGGTATTAAAGTAGAAAAACTATCTACATTTGATATTGAGTATCTGTTTCTCAATATTCGTGGTAAGTCTGTTGGTGAATCTGTCGATGTTCTCTTGACATGTCCTGATGATAATGACACTCAGGTTCCTGTGACAATTGCTCTAAGTGATATTCAGGTTCAAAAAGATCCAGAACATAGTACCACTGTTCAATTAGATGACCAATATTTCATGAAGATGAGATATCCATCTTTGAATGAATTTGTCAAGAGTAATTTTGTCGAGGGTGATGAGGAAATCGAACAGTCTTTTGACATGATCGCTAATTGCATTGATCAAATTTATACCGAAGAAGAGTCTTGGGCTGGCACTGACCATACACACAAAGAGTTGGTAGAATTTATTGAAAACTTAGGATCTACTCAATTCCAGTCGATTGAAAAGTTTTTTACTACAATGCCAAAACTTTCTCATACTGTGAAGGTTAGAAATCCAAATACAGGTGTTGAAAGTGATGTTGTTCTTGAAGGGTTAGCAAGTTTTTTCAGCTAGGTATGGCTCATGAAAACCTTGAGTCATACTATAAAATCAATTTTGCCTTGATACAGCACCATAAATACTCTTTGACGGAGCTTGAAGATATGATCCCTTGGGAGAGGGAGATTTACATTACGTTGCTTCAACAATATCTTGAAGATGAAAAATTAAAACAACAGCAAGCTAACGGCGCAGCATAATGGCAATTACGGCAAGTTCTTTTAGACGAGGCACATCTGGTGGATCAGCATCGTTTAAAGGAATGCGCCGTTTTTCTCCAAAAGACACTACGACTCTTTTGAAGACGGTAGATGCAATCAATAAAAACTTAGTATCAATTAATAAGTTACTGCAACAGCAGAATGCTCTTACTCTCAAGAAACAGCAAGCAGACCAGAGAGAAAAGAGCATACAACGAGAAAGTGCAGCAAAATCTAGTGCTGAAAGTGCGATTGAGACTACTAAAACGATAGGAAAAAATATTATAAGAGGATTAAAAAATACTGCCAAGAAGATTACTGGTGGACTTTTTAGTTTTCTAAAACCATTCATTAAATTCTTTACAATCACCTTTATAGGATGGTTCTCGAAGGGTGTAATGAAGTGGTTTGATCAGGATGGTGAAAAGAAGAAAAAACAATTAAAAGAGTGGATCCCAAAAATTCTTAAGACATTGGCAATCATTGGTGGTGTCATTGCTGCTCTGCAATTTGGTTTGCCATTATTACTCACCGCATTGGGAACATTGATTGGAACTATTCCAATTGTTCTGGGTGCTCTACTTAATCCCATAACTTGGAAGGCTTTGCTTGCTGTTGGTGCAGGTGTAGGTCTTATGGAACTCTTTGAGAGAGGAATGGATGGATTAGATCCTGGTCAAAGAGCAAGAGAAAGAGTTAGAAGGATTTTGAACGAACAAGCTGCGACGGGCAGCAAATTTGGTCTTGAGTTGGTAAAAGGTAACGAGAGAACGGCTACTAAGGGAGAAAAATATTATGATCAGTTCTACAAGATAGGAGATAAACTTTATAGTGCTACTGACATCAGTACATTGTTAAGTTCCACCACCAAATTTGATAAAGAGTTTAAAACCTATAGAAAAGATAAGGATGGGAAAATTGTAGAAACTGGTGAGATGGAGCAGGTTAATAGAGAGGCAATCAAAGAACAGAAAGCACTCGCTGGTCTCACCGACAAACAGAGAAAAGATATCACGGATCAACTAACTGGAAATAGAATTAGTGCTGCTTATAAGGAATACTATAGAGCAAAGA